GCGATAGACCCGATGTCAGACTCGCGTTCGGCTCGGTCTTGTTCGACATTGTGAATGCGCGCTATCTCGTCCTCGGTTTGTCCCTCGTCTTCTAGCTGCACCTCGATGGGGATACCGGCGTTGGTGTTGTTGAGGCGAATCTGCGACTCGGTAAGCGGCTGCACAGTGCGCACGTCTTCCCAGATCGGCTCGATGTCATTGACTTCTACGACGTGGCCGGAAAGTTCTAGAATGAACTGTGCCGCCTGCCGCCATGTCACGCCAAGACGTTCCGTATACTTATTGGCCTTGCGCGAAAGCGGAGCCTCCATGGCGATAAGCGCTTCACCTGATACGTCTCCTTGCTGCAGTAGGTAATGCTTCGGCGTGCGCGTGATAACAGCAATCTTCGTGGCTATGTGGTCTATGGCGTCGAGGAAGTTCTTGAGCTGCGTGGCCTCGAATTGCCCGACGGCTGGTTTACCGTTAGGAGCCTCGGCGTCAAAGGGGATGCGCCATACCTTGTTCGGCCCGTTGGCTAGATCGTCTGAGTCTGTGCCGGCTGCGATAATCGCGTATCGTTGCGGTGCGGCCCCAAACTCGGCAGAAACCATCATGTCGGCGAAAAGTTTATTCAGCGCGTTTTGCAGCGGGATGACATTAGTCAGCTCGCCGTTGCGTGAACCGCGCTCGCGCTGGAAGTGGAAAAGTGGTATACGGCCGTACTCGTTAGGCTCTTCGCCATCCTCGAATTCGGTAGATGAGGTAAAGGCCGTGTATACCTGCAAGTCATTGCGCGGCTTGCTGGCGACGTAGTGAGCGATGTGGTCAGAGTAGTAAATATCGAGACATGCGCCGCCGTCTTTGTCGAACCACTTGGCGGCCCAAGCCATCTCGCGCGGGTTGTCTTCGCAGTATTGTGCGTGGCACAAATGAGGCGGATTAGCGAAGACTCGCACCTCGCCGCCGGTCCCGTCTTCTTTGGCGGTTGTCTTCTCGACCATGAGAAAGGCCTCGCTACAGATTGCCGTATCGCGCGCAATATCGTCTGAGTCGAGGGAGAGGTCTAGCGAGTCCCATAGCGTGGCTATCGACTTAGAGGCAGGTTCGTTTTCTAGATTGAATCCGCCTAGGCTGATACGGTCAAGAAGTGCGTCAACTACAACGGCGGCCCAATTCTCAGACCAACGCGCAGTTAGGGCAGAAAAATCATTGCGGAACTTCTCGGTAGAGTATTGCAGTGGCTGGCGACCACGATAGAAGTCGTTGAGCAGTGCGTATCGAGATTGCTTGCCCTTGAGCGCGTCAAATGCACGCTGAAGGTCGGTTGGAGTGGTGGCCACACACTAACCATAGCATACATTTTATGCAGTGGTGCAGCAAATATGCACTATGTCAGGAGCGGCCCCCGTATATTCCGACCGCTCCCGTGTCAACCCCTGAATAACGACTCGCTCTTGCTGGAGAGCAGGTTGACTCCCGTGTCCGCCACTCTATCGCTTGCGCGATCGCCGTGTTACTGGCAACGGGTGACGGAATCCGAATCACGTTGCGACGATACCAGTTACGCCGTCGTGGTCGGGGTCTTTACGTTTCTTAGCTTGGATCTGTAGTCATCGAACATCGCGACCATCTCGATAAACTTCCGCTGCTATTTTGCACATGAATTCGTGCCAGGTGGTCATTTGTTGTCCGTGTAGAAAAGCCCGGCGATCAACAGCCAAATCACCAACAAGGTAAGCCAGTCAGTCATGTGCGCCTCCGGCCAAAAACGTGTCATGTATCAATAAGACCGGCCAGAAGAAGCATCGCTGGCATGTGTTGGTTCTGGCCAAGCCACAGTCTCCACATTCGTATTCGTATTCTTGCGCGGCGTGATTTATGTCCTCTCGCCGCACAATCTCCTTGTTTGCGATTACGGCGGTGTCGCCGGCGGGGACGACCTCCCATTCGTCTGAGTTCTCCCAGTAGATGAAATCGTCTATGTTTCCGGCGGGCGCTATCACTGACTAGTCTGCGGGATGTAGCGATTGATAACCGGCCTCATATTCTTCACCTACATCGTTCTCTACCAGTCGCAACCTGCGGTACATGGCTGCTTCCGTATCACTGATTTGTTTATGAAGCCACGTGCGATCTTTCTTTCTCATCGTTCCTCCCTTTCCGGCAATCCCTCAATGTCTAATTGTGTCGACCTCATTGCGCCCCAGAGTACAAGGGACGAGATCGGGTTCTCGCCTTGCATTATATCATGGAATTCGTCCGTGTCCATATCCAGCCATTCTGTCGATCCGATAGCGATTGCTAAGGCCTGTATGGCGTCGACAGTTCCGACGGCTGATTCATATGCTTCACGGACGGTCATCTAGGCCTTGCACACTTCGGCGCTAGATGCGCGTGCGCCGGGCACCAATACTGGTAGGCAGTCGTAAGCCCGCAGACCATAGACCCATCGTCTGATATCTGCACATCTATAGGCAGCGGCACCTTTAGTCCGACTCGACCGACCCTGGTCATATCGGTTTGTGTGCCGCATTCTTCGCATAGGTCAGTCATACTCGCTCGTCTAATGGTCCAGAAAGTGTATACGCCCTTACCAGCTCGCACCCTGGGTAATCTTTCTGTATTTGGTCCACAAATCCCGCTAGGTCTGCTGGCGATTGCACGGGTACCGAAGCGTACACCACGACCTCTCCTGAAACTCGCCACTCTACTTTCTCAACCCTAATCTCCTCGTGGCCCTCTAGTCCGGGGATTTGTGTTATCTGCGCACCCACCGATGGTACAAATGCCCACGGTACCGGTAATTCGCATTCGGCTAGCACGATACCGCGAGCGCCGGGTAATGGACACCCGACGCAAACGCGCAGCGACAAGGTTATCGCAGTGCTGTCAGTCATCGCGAAGCCTAGCCGTCGTACCTATGCTTTTTAGCGTCACCGAGCATGGTGGAAACTCATCATACCCATGGTCTCGAAATGGGACCCGACACCCAGTGACCACAAGCAGCACGTTATCGAACATAGCGGTGCTGAGCTTGGCATATTGGTCGTTGGTAACGTCGATCGTAACCTCGATTGACTTCAGCGCCTTGTGGTCTGTGTAGTCATCAATCATCATAATCACACACAGCGCCAAGTCTTTTCGCCACATCGCGCAGCGCGTAAGCCAGACGATACTTGGCGTTGCGCGGTGATATCCGCACCCGTAGTCGCTCCCACCTATTGAGCGGCTTGCTAGGCGGAATGCTTCTTGATACAGCGTCGAGCATCGGGGCGCGCTTTATCGTTTCTCGCCGTAGTGTAACTTGTAGGCTGTCTGGTAGCAGTGCCATCTGTCAACCGACCGATGCCCGTCGCGTTGCTCCTAGGGCGGCCATTATGCGAATTGGCAATAGGCGCATCAGCCAACCACCGCCCGACGCGGTACAGAGCAATCGTAGGGGTTTTTCGATGCTTCTTGCGGTACCCACATACGCGGAGCGCCGTCCCCGCAATCAATCATGCGCGGGTTTTTCTCAATCAGATTCAGCAACCGGCACCGCTCCTGCATCGAGCGAATGTTTTTGCGAAGTCGTCCGTTGCGACTCGCAGTGCGCTCTAGCTCCGTCTCTAGCTCGTGAATGTACATCTTTACGGGCATGGGTAGTTCGTTGAGCTTCATATCTTGGCGCTGTTGTCGTGTCGCGAGTTTCATTTTGCCTCCATAATTTCAGTGTCCATCATTTTATTCGACGCTCCCAAAAATTATCAACCCAGTCAACTATCCTATCCATAAATCGACCATGTTTTTCTTCTAGCACCATAAGTCCGCAAAATAGAAACACGATAGTAGCCGCAAGGATAACAGTGACAGCAACCACAGCAATAAGTCCGGCGATAAATTCGCCAACAAATATCAACGTATCAGTCATACCTGTCCTCACGCATCGGTGTTTTCAATACATCCGCGATCTCTCTCGCCGCCTGTCCTGACTTTATCATTGTACTAGTGTAGCGCAGAACTGTCCAGCCGTCAATTGCCGCAGCATTATATTTGGCACAATCCTCGGCGAATCCGCTCGGAGTTAGATGTCTGCTTTTGCGCACCTTCCCATCCTTGCACCGACGCCCGTGAGATTCGGTACCACCCTCTACCTCTACGGCAAGTTTCATATCTAGCCAAACGAAGTCAAATCGCCAGCGCCTAGTTTTGTGAAACCGGAACTCACGCTTCGGCTTCGGCAATCCGAGTTTGATCATGTCACCGGCGAGTAGGTTTTCTAGCGCCTCGCGCTTGGCCTTTGCCTGCAGCCGCTTCACTTGAGCCGGTGTCATCGACGCAGTCATTATGACTCTGTACAGCCGGTCGTATCCGTAGGCCTATAGTCAACGCGCCGAGTCCAATCACGGGTACTCTCGCCGACCGGTACCCACGCGCCATGCGGACATTCGCCGACGTAGCAATATCCGCCGTCGCTTTTGCAGTCGCGTAATTGCTTTCGGCCCAGGCGGCAGCGCCACGATTCTTTTATGGTGGCTGGGTTCATGGCCGTTCCTCGATGTCCTGGTTGAACGGCGCGCCTTCCCCTCGTGGGACGCCAGCGAGCCGACAGCAATGGGCGCACCGAGTGAGTGATGTCCGACTGAAAACCCCCGGCATGGATAGTTCGCCAGCCCGGCCGCACAGCGTGACTCCTCTACCGCTGCGCATATCGCCGTCGTCCCAGTCAATCTCAGACACACGATGCAAGACATTCCAGCTGGGCAGTACGAGCCAGCGAGAACGCCAGTGGTCATCACAAATTGGATACGGGCGGCGCTGCGCGGCGCTCATCGCTTCACCTCGACTTCAATGTTTATAACGTCGTACCCGGTCAGACCTTTCATAGCTAGATTTGACAGCTCCATCGCCGCCGTCTCATAAGAAATGAGCGGGTCATCTCGTCTTCGGCGATCCACGTATGTAGCCAGCTCACGCGCCATATCTTTATCGCGAAAAGTACTGACAGCTTCCGCCCATCCGCCCATAATCAAAGCGCCAAGGGCGGCAGTCAATCTTATTTTGAGCGTGGTAGTTTTGATGCTCATCGCTTCACCTTCTTGTACTCAGGGCAGCCGAAGCACTTGACATCGCCGCAGAACCGCCACGCACCGAGAATCAGGAGTTTCTTCTTATGGCAGAACGGTCCCTTCGCAGTGGACTCGAAATGCTTGCAGTCCCTCGCTGGGGATTCTGTGGGGGTGGTCATGGGGTGGCCTCAAAATAAAACCTCACTTGCTCCCCGGTCTCCTGAATTAGTCCGAAGTCCTCCGCAAGGCGAAAGCCAGAACTCTTGCTGCGGACACGAGAAACCTGCATGCTTATCTCGTGGCGAAACTCTTCCACGGTCAGCACGTTCTTCCGAAGGTTGCACCTCGCGCATGATGGGAACAGGTTCGCGATGTCGTCGTCACCGGCGTTCGCCGGTTTGTCGCGCCATCCTCGATACAGCGGCTCCACGTGATCGACGTGGAATACCTCGCCAATCTCGACGCCACAATAAGCGCAATGTCCACCGAACTTCATACGGATACGCCCCCTGTGCTCTTTGACGAAGCTCATCCCTTCGCCTCCCACTCGGAGCACGAGAAGCCGGGCTCGTACCCAGACGCCGCGAATATCTCGCAATGATTCTCGTGCTCGCAGCTCTCGCAGCTCCGCGCCTTGATTTCCTCGTGAGCCTCTAGGGCGGCTCGGAGGGAGCGATTCTTGGCACGCAGGGAGCGGATTACTTCGCGGTTGTGCTCTGCCGCGCGCCGAAGCTTGTATGTCGCCTTTAGCAGCAGCTCGGCGAGGGCGATGATTGGACGTTCGAGGCACCCGCGACAGACCCGTTGCGGACCTCTGAATCTGCACGGAGGCCGCCTAGGACTCCGTGCTCCGCTTAGACACTGGATAAGGTCGATATCCAGCTCCCCGCACTCAATCCCCGCCTCTTTCAGGCGGGCGGCTATGTCGGTGAGGGCGGTCATTTCTCACCTTCCCCGGTGTGGGCGCGGAGGTCGGCAAGAGTCTGCCGCAGCGTTTTCCACTCCTCGTTTCGCCACCCGCTCTCGACGAAGATTCGGGGATCGGTGAGGTTGTGGCCGTTGAACCCGACTATCATCGCCCGGTCGTCCTTACTGCGTTCGTGCAATTCATCGCTGATCGGCAGCTCAAGCCCCAGCGCGTCTATGCGGGCAGCTACCTCAGTCATCGAAGGCTCCATTAGTGCTCATAACGTCAAGCGCGAGCGCGCAAAGGTTCATCGCATCCAGCAAGCTATCTACCAGCTGATTTTCATGGCTAATAAAGTCCCTGAGGTTGCCGATAGCGCGCTCGGCTAGGTTTCTAATACACACGTCAGCTCCGTAGCGAGCTGCCAACTCATCTACCGGCGAAAGCCCTGCGCTGTCGAATTCGGAAGCGCGCGCCTTCATAAGTGGCACAGCGTTGTCGATTTGGTGGTTGATGTCAGCCATCGGAGGCCTCCTTGCGGTCTGGATGTTCGCCGCACCAGTCGTCTTCCGACACGTTCGGCCAGACCGTATCGATATACTCGCCGCCCGACTCCGCCCAGTGCATAACGATAGCTACCGGCGAGGTTCTCCGACACGTACCTGAATTGTAATCACCTGCCTGCGCCCACCATGGACACGTCTTGCATGTCGGGTTCTTTTGGTCAGTCATTGGAGGCCTCCGCAAATTCACACGGGCAATGCTCATCATTCATCGTCAAATGAGACCCACAGCGTAGACATTTCCAGTCGTAGTATTCGGGCAGGAGCACGTTCTTTAGCGCCATTAGAAGCTCGTCGATAATGAGCGGGTTCGCGTCGAAGTCTTCGCCTGCGTCTAGCCACGGGCACGGCTCGGAGAAGCGATGGCAGGAGCCGTTGAAGAATATGTTCGCGTTGCAGTCATAGGCCCGGCGCGTGACGGGCAGTTTCACGCCTTGTGCCTCAATGGCGGCGATAATCGGGCCGTGGTCAGTCATTGGGGGATCACCAAACCAATCGCCTTAGCACGGCTTCGCATGGCAAGTTGCCGGTTCCGCTCGGCTTCTTGCCGCTCCAGCTCGCCGATTCTCTCTTCGAGTGATTTGTCCGATCCCTCACTGCGGGCTATGCCGCGCCGGACAAATCGGCTCAATTTCTCCAGCTGATCGACCGTCCCCGATACGAGAATCTCGTTTGCCTTGGGCATCTCTTCATCTGAAAGTGCGCGATATTCTCCAGTGTCCAGATTCACAGCTTCCCACCTCCAAGCGCCGTAACTGGCGCTGATTCTGATTTGTCTACGCCCGGCAATTCCCGCGTCGCCACCATTTCGGCGTCGTACTCGACTCCATTGCTGCCCTGCTTGAACCAGAACGGGACGCCGGCGGCTTTGCATTGTAGATAGAGGCTATACGCCCACTCGGGCTGCATGATGCGAGCGCCGGGGCCGGTTTCGGCTCCGCAGATTACCCAGTCGAGTCCGCGACCATTGAAGACGGGTCCGAGGTTCATGAACGCGCCAGACGACGTACGATTCCAGAGCTTCACCGGACCCAACATCGGCTCCACGCTCACGAATCTCACAGCCGCCGGCGTGTCAAGTAGGATCGGTATGCGCTCATCGGCGCGCTGTTGGTTTTCGGCTGTGACGCCTACGTGGACATTCTTGAGCGGCCAGCAGCGTGTGCGCCCGTCGGCGCAGGCATTAGCGTCGAGAATCGTCAACAGGTTGCGCCCACCGCGAATGTACTCGTACATCCGCTCAGCCCTTTTCGTGAGAATCATGAACGTGTGGTGCTGGCATTCCTGCATCATGGCGAACACCATGTCGATCTGCTCATCCGTGAACGCCTCGTGGAAAAGGTCGCTCATCGAGTTGACGAAGATGCGTTGCGGCTTGCGCCAATGGAGCGGCTTGTCTAGGCGCTCGGGGTGGAAGGTGGGGGTGAAACCGCATCCGTTCGTTAGGTGCGGCAAATTCCTACCGGCCATCCGCTCCGCGTAACAATGTTCGCAACCCTCACTGATCGGCGCACAGCCGGTGCATGGATTCCAGGTCTTCGTGCACCAACCGATGGGATTCGTCATCGATTTTCCGCCTTGCCACGCTGTATAAGCATATCGCCAACCACGACAGATTCATCTTCGCCACAGGCATTGAGTAGTATTCTGCCAGTAAGATCGTGCAGCCTGTTGTACTCGCGCTCCGCGTGTGCCGTGTGTCCAGACCATGAAGCAATCAATAGCCACGGAACGGCATGTTCGTACTCGCCACTCCATGCAGTGATAATAGCCCCGATCATACCCAGTATCACGCTGGCGACACTCATCCATATCCCGCGCCGTTTTCTGAAGTTGTGCATCTTTCCTCCTATTCGTTTCCCCTATTGTAACACTTCACGGGCGCAATGCAAGTACCTTTTTATGACCGCAAGACTTAAAACGGTATATCGTCGTCCACAGCATCAACCGACCCCAACCCCGCCGCATCAAACGCCGCGACGCCAGACGCCACAGACGCCTTATCAGACCTCGTGCCCAGGAACTGCACATTATCGGCCACAATCGTAACCGCCTGTCGCTTCTGACCGTCGTCGGTAGTCCATTCACGCCAGCGCAGCTTACCATCAATTGCCGCCTGACTGCCCTTGGCGAGATACTTCGCGCAATTCTCTCCAAGGCCGGAAAAGGCGTCTACGTCGAAGTAGTTCGGCCGGTCTTTCCACTCGCCGGTGGTATTATCCTTGTATCGGTCGTTGACGGCGACTCGCATGTTGCACACCGTCGTACCGGCCGGCGTCGTCTTTAGCTCCGGATCGCGAGTGAGGTTGCCGGTGATGATTACGCGGTTTATGTTCATACTGCATACTCCCTTAGAATGTCATTGATCGGCTTAGCGTTTATCTCGCCGCGGGCTGCTAAATGGCGGGCGAATATCGCCAGTTTGCGCATCGTCGACGCTACTACGTATTTCTCTTTCGCGATTCCCGACGGACGAGATATTCCGATGTGCCTTTTTATGTACCCATTGGTGTATCCCGCGCGGTTTAGCGCAATGACTATATCCTGTGCTTTTCTGGCGGGAACATAATGACTATCGAACACATCGCTAACGCAGACCCCGAGAATACTAGCCGCCGTGCTTTTCCATACGCGACTATTACGGCGGCTAGCAATGTCCAAGACTGTTGTTCTACACACGCCGCTGGCGTCCGATATTGCCGCCTTAGACATACCGGATTTTAGCAGCATGTCTATGTGGTTGGCGACTTTACCTACCGGAACCATGCGTCGATCGCCAGCGCGTTGTCCTAGCGCGTACATAGCCGATGCGCGGCAACATTTCTTGCACCTGCATCCGCGCTGTTGGTATGATGATACGGTTCCGTGCTCATCTCTTTTCAAGCTCCGTCGTTCCATTCCTTCCACACCCTGGCTAGATTGTTCATTTGTTCTCTTCGCTTACGCCACCTACGATAGCGCTGCGTGGCGGATAATGCAAGTGCGCCGAAGATTGCGCCGGCGGTGAATGTGATCATGGTTGACCTTTCGCCACTTGTTCACGTTCAAACCGCTTCCAGCATTCCGCCTTATTGGCGAAGTGGTCGCATTCCGAAAAGAAACCACCGAGCAGGCATTCCCTCCATCTCGGATTGCGCCGGTAGTCGCACGTCTGATACCACCACGCTGGGCATGTAAATTCCCGCATCTCGCTGCCGGAGGGGAATGGATTACCCGACTTCCACGATTCATATGACTGACCGCCGAAGTTGAGGTCGCCGCCGACGCCTATTCCGGGGTTGCACTCAATCACGGTGTGAATTCCCTCTCGCGGTTGCCGACCGTCGAAGTCGTCATACTCAATAGTGCGATGAACCTTGCCGGTCCCCTTACAGTGCGTGCAGACGACTGCAAAACCGTCCATCTCGGCCATACCAACGTATAACCCGGTCGCCTTACACGCCTTGCATTCGCAGTCGTACTCTATTTTATGGTGACCCACGATCCCTCCTAAGCCTTGATAACTGCCAGCGGTCGCAACGTGTGACGAATTGTCACGAGATCGTTTTGCGCCGCCATAACATCATCAATATCCTTGTACGCTTGCCGGCACTCTTCGGCTATGTCGCCTTTCTTCGGCTTGAGCACGAGTATCCTCGATGAAGTGATTGCCGCCGCCGAGCGTGCCGAGCTGATAAACTCAGCTAGATTGTTTATTTGTGCCTGAGCCTTATCATCAATGTCTAGACACCAACTATGTACGGGTACGGTCATGTTCCCTCTTTCTCAATTTCTCACGTGTCGCCTCAATAGCATCAGGCAAGCTAATCTCGTGATGCCGATCCGGCGCGATGCGGTCGTAGTATTCGTTGAAGTCGGCCGGTTCGTCCTCGCAGATTGCGCGGGGTTCTGGGTCCAGCTCGGTTAGCCATGCGTCATAGGTCATTGATCATCCGCCAAAGAGAGATCCGCTAGGTAATAGCTCCCATACTCCGACTGCTCTCCTGCCATCCTATAGCCCCACCGCACCCAAGCAGTTGACTCGTGGATAGCTATGACTTTTCCGGCTCGTGGCAGTGCTGGATGACGGTTCAAGACTACTAGATTTCCGACACGGATAGGAAGACGCGATAAATCTGTTATCGGTATCGCCTTGTAGCTTGTGGCCAGCGGACCACCAACCTGAACTACGGCCAGGAGCGAATTACTAGGGCAAACACCCACGAACTTCACCACGCTTCCGACGTTCCTCATCCATGGTCCTGACACATTCACATTTTCGCCGTTCTTGAAATCGCTCATTCGCCCTCGCCCTTCTCGAAATCGCCCGACGCCAACGCTTCTTCGGCGTCCTCTTTCGGAATATACTCGCCGTGTTTGCACATGTCAATCCTCGTCCTTGTCGACCTCAGATTCGGCCCACGCGATCCACTCTGTGGCTGTAGTTTTCAGTGAGTTCAACTGCATCGCCAGAAGATAGATGATGCGATCTTTGCGGGCGATAGTCTTTTCGGTGTCACCTCGCGATTGGTCGGTCATGTCAAGTCACCAACCCTGCGCGCTCGGCGAACTTCTGCGCAAGATCCATATCTTCGGCCTGTGCGTCGGTCAATTCGTATCCCTTCGGTTCGTCGACGATCTCATTCCAGACACTCCGACTAATTTCGCGGGCCTGGAAATAGTCATTGCGCGCGTCGAATGTCAATCTTTCCAGCGTCTTCTTCGATCCGTAGTACAAAATCTTTAGCCTGATTTGATTGGCTTCTTCGCGAGTCATGGTCTCGCTCCCGTCTCGGTGTAGTTGATCGGCTTGAATCCGTGCCGGCGCTCCCACGCTTGCTGCTTTGCGATAATGGGGCTGAATGTGCAGATAATCGCGTCGTTTTCGGCATGGACTAGAAGAACTCGCGTGACTGATTCCGGCACGTCGACTGCCTTTAGCTCGGCAGCGAACGCGGCGCGGTGCTCGTCTTTGTATTCGGTGACGCCTCGTGCGCGCGATCCGTCGGCGTTTTCTGTGTCTACGCGGTACATGAGATCAGATTCTCTCTATCGAGTATCCGGCGCTCTCGTCGATGCGGTACTCAGAACGAATGTACCTGGCGCGGTTATACGCGCGCTCTGGACTCAATTCGCACACGTCGGTATCAATTGAATGTCCACCCGATCTGCTCGTGAGAGTAAGCGTAACGCGATACATCTTCAGAGCGTCGCGATCAAATGGATTCGGAAGTGAAAACTTGCGGCGCATCTCTTGGTGAATGGTCTCTGATTTCATGACTTCCTCCTAGTCAATTTCTTGTACAATACAAGTATACCCCTTTTACGGGGTATTGCAACACTTTATTTGGGAAATGTTTGGTATGTGTATACGAGATAGAAAACGTCGCATATTCACAGACGACGTGAATATAGGTCAATTAGTGAATATCAACCGCTCCGGGTGGTGGCGGTTAGGATGGGCTTGTTGAGGCGAGCGAGAGCCTGGGTGCAAGCATCTACCTGATCGTCGTGCCCCTTGTCGTCGCCCCTGAACTTTGAGTGCTCGTCAATGAACTCCGCTACCCAGGGCTCTACTAGCTCAGTTTCGACATTCAGCGCTGGCAAAAAAACATTGCCAGCCTCGATAGTTGGAGTCACGCTTTTGGCCCTAACCAGCTTACTGCTCCGTGGGTTGATCGGCAACAGTCCCGGTATTTCCTTGCGCAGCATTTTGATAGCCGCTGCGCCATTGGCCTTTTTCTCAATTAGTTTAGCATTCGTCTGGGGCCACTTAGCAGACAGTAGCCGGATTAGGCGAATAGTGCTCGGCATGTCGGCCTGCGTCCTCACCTGGTCAATGAGATACTTCTCAGACCCGACGCGCCCCCATACTTGGCCTACTACAAAATCGCTATCCTTCGTGTCATCGTATGTTAAGTCCCATGATTGTATCATCTCATCCATGCGCGGCAATTCTTTGTAAAACCGCCACCAATGCTGCTTGAACACCGCGCCGCCCGGTGGCGTCGGGTTCTGCTGGTATTGCGCTTCATAGTTCGTCGTGCCGAGTGCTGTTTTGACGCTGGCTAACTCGGCCGGACCCTCACGCTCCGGCCATAAAATATCCCCTACTTCACGAACAATATCCCGTCCGCTGCGCGGGAACCGCACAATAGTTCTCTCTCGCGCTTCTTCGGGGATACATAAATGCACCCATTCGTGATCTAGATCCTTGGCGAGAATATGGCCCGTCGGGTCGCTTTCGTGCAGTCGCTGCATCACATAAATAATGACATCGCGCTTTTTGTCATTCAGCCGCGTGCTGAGGGTTTTGTCCATGAAATCAATTGAGGCGGTGCGTTTTACGTCAGAATCTGCCTCTTCGGGGTTCAGAACGTCGTCCCCTATTAGCCTGTTTCCCCCCATTCCCGTAGCAGACGCTCCGACCGAAGTAGCGATCATCTTGCCGCGTGCCGAGTTCTCATATGCAGTCTTGACATTTTGGTCAGTGGTGAGTTTTACTTCCGGCCAGTTTGATTTGTACCAATCTGATTCAAGGATGCGGCGACGGTTGACGGAGTGTTCGGTGGCAAGCTGGGAGGCGTAAGACGCGAACATGAATCGCAACTCTGGGGTATCCGTCCACTCCCAAACCGGAAACATGACCGAAGTACTAATGCTATTGTGCGTCGGGATTAGATTCCTCCCGGCTAGATACAGTCCGTCTTCGACCTGAATGCAGTTTACGAAGCGCCTGCCCGCTGGCGTCACTGACTGCACGTATCGATACCGTGTTCTAGCGTTCATCGGCGCTCGAACTCTCGCCTGTTTGCGCTGAAGTCTAAACGCTGCTGCTCCAGCCGGAGGCTTGAATGTCACTAAGTAGTATGGTCCATATTGCTGGCCGTGAAGAGTCAGGTATTTCGATGTCGTATATGGTTTCATCCCTAGTGACGCGACCAGCGATGCGAAGTCTTCCGCTAGGCCAGGAAGCACGTTCGTGAATGAACAACTGCCTGCCTTATCACAGTGCCCGTCAGTGTCCATGAGTCCCTGGAGCATGGCCCATCGCTGGTCGATACTGGCGGTCAGATATTCTTCCGGTATGTGCTTGTTGCCGAAAAACCCGGAGACGCGCAACCGCGTCGTCAATCCATCTATGCGCAATTGGTAGACGGCATTCACGTTCCCCTCGGCGGGACGCACGAGGCGCATTTTTCCGTATTGTCCGAAGTGCTTTGCGTCCTGCCCCCCAACGCATATGCCGCCGTCTAGCGTAGTCCCGTCTCCCAGCCACACGCCAAGTATGTATGGGTCAATCAGAAAGTTTCTCTCGGGCCACTCAGGGGGCGACGCTAGAGGGATTCTGTCGGGGCGCTGATTGTCCCATGGTCGGTTTCGCTGATGTGTCACTAGGTCTGGAGTAGCGACGATCTCGGCGTCTCTGTGGCGCGTTCCCTTCGGGGGGGTAGAGAAGGTGTCGCGTTCAACCTTCCATAGATGGCCGGCCCCAGCAACTACCTCAGAGCGATCGTCAAACCGCACGGCATAGGCGTCCTCCATAACGGGAATCGTGTTCCCCGTGACGCGCCTCGGATGCCCGTCTGTACCGAATACGAAGTCCCCCGGACGCAAGTCACCGTGCCGCTTCCATCCCCACGTCGTGAGAATGGGTGTGTCAACGTCAAGCGCCTTCATGGTACGAGGCGGCTGGTTTATTATTAGGCGCTTGATCTCGCCAGCGTGGACAGCCTCTAGGTATTCACAAATAAGCTCCAGATGCCAGTTGGGCAAAAACGGCGTTCCTGGCTCAATGATAGGCCACGCCTGTTTAGTGAACTCAAAAAGGCTAACTTCCGCCAACCGCCGCTTAGCGTCCTCGATGCTTGGGCCGGTTTGGGTCACGTTTTTGAACGATGCTCGACATAATCTCTACTGGCGGTCTTTGACTCTGGCATTGCCTCTTTCATGTCGTCGAGCATACGTTCCCACCGATACCAATTGCGCCACGATCTATTCTTCTTGCCCCACTCAGCCGCACCGACGCACCATCTGCGGCAACGTTTATTCTTCCCCATCGTCGACCTCATCCGCCTTCGCCTTTTCCAGCAACGCGATAAGCTGCCGCAACTCTTCGGGGTCGGTAATCTTCGATAGGTCATACGACGATTCGACCTTGAGCCCGCCGCTTTGTTCGATCTTCTGCGGGGCGTCTAGGCCAAGAAGTCTTGCGCGGCGCTCGGCTATCTTCAGAAGGCTACCTATCGCCTTCAACACCGGCCCGGAGTCGGTGAGCTTGTATGGCTCTGACTTCCCGGTGTCGGGATTGATTCGCGTGTCTGACACAACCCCGCCAGAACTGACCACTAAATGATTCTTGGCAAGCACCCGATTCGCCGCCCGCTCAAGAACGTCAAGCTTTTCCAACTCCAGGTCGCGCAAGCATTCGGCGTCGGTGTCGCGGTTTTGATGCAGCTTCTTTAGCGACCGGCTAATGTATCCGCGCACGGTCGAATCAGACAGGTCTAGAGCGGCCGCGATTTGGCGCGTACTCATTCCACGGCAGCGCATATCTAGGCATTGCTGCTGCCGTTCTGTGGCCTCGACGTGCAGGCGGGTGTTATGGGAGTTGTTGCCGGCCATTTGCTATGACTCTTAGTACCCGATAATATTCTGTGTATCAAGAACGTGAGACCCACTGATAGCAGAGCGCATCCTGCCAGGCGCGCCGCCAACGATATCTTCATGCATCCACAGAGAACCGCCGATGAGGTACTGTATTTTGCCAGCGCTTATTGTGATCTCGGCCTTTCCTGCGTCCGCAACGACCATCTTTTCATGTTTCAGTATGGCCTCAATTAGCGCCTTGGCCGTTTCGCGAATCTCTTTCGTCTCTTCTGGTAGCGTCTTTGTGTCAATCATCGTGCTGCTCCCTCATGGTCTAGGTTATTTCACCGTTACGGTCGCGCTGCCCTCAGGTCGTTACCGACAGCGCGAAAATCATCGCCGATAGCGTCCCAATCATCGGTGTTGTTGCGTCCGCGTGCAAATTTTAGTCTTGCATTTACAACAGCGTGCCAATTAGAAAGACACGTTTCTCTGTTCTTCTTCCCCGGCTTTGGTTTGTGTCTCTTGAAGTGCATTGGCTAACCTTACCTCAGCACGTCGTCTTGCGATATTTTTCCAGCCGTGTCGATAACCGACGTCGCCCAGGCTCTATCCTCGTCTGAGATCGAACCGCAGCGACAGGCAAACCTAGCATATGCCGGGATATCTTCGCCCCCGACTGCTATGCCTTCGCATGCGCGGTATTGACAGGCGTCTTTTTCTGGACAGTGGTTTGTCATCATTTTATCCGATGGTCGCGGTACCGTTAGCATGCGAGCACGTTATACGCCACCCGCCCCACGGCTGATACGGATACACCGGATAATACGGCGGCTGGTAAACGGGGTACCTATTCATAGCAGCCAACACGTCGTATTCGAGCTGCCTGACTCTCTCCTGCAAATCCTCGACCTGTTTCTCTAGCTCGGACTTTTTCATATCGTCGCCTCAATCGCCTGCTCGCATGGCACGATCTCGTACCAACAATTTGGCTCGTTGCCATTGCCAGCATAGGGGCCGGAAATGGCGCAAAAGTCTATGCCGGTTAGCTCGT